TTTAGCCTTGGCAGCAGCTTTGTCAATTGCGGGATTCGCAAACTCATGCATTTTTAATTTGCTTTTGCGGGCATGATCCAATGCCGGAGACTTATCCAAAAATACATTGCCATCATCAGTGGCATAGAGATTTTTGCATTCGGGATAAATTTTAAAATACCCGGCAACAATTTCTTTCAGTTGTTTTTTCATTTTTTTGAGGTTTTATCAATGTTTTTATTCATAATCATATTTGTAATCTTTTCAAATCCACGACTGCCGAAATAGAAAGTATAGACTAATGATAATAACGTAGTGAGCAATGTCAACCACGGTTCCATAAGTTTTGATTTACCTACCTGCAAATAAAAAATAGTAAGATAAGCCAAAGCCACTGTCATTACCGTTAGAAAAACCAAAGCCATTGGACGCACATTCTTAGAGAGCCAACTGTCAGAAGCCATGTCGGCTTGCTGACGTTTCGTAAGTTCTTGCTCAAGGCTAACCTGATGATTGAAGATCACTTTCTGTAGCTCTTTATTTGCCTGCTCTTTTTCCGATTTGGTTGTAACGAACTTATCAACCACATTGCCAAGGTTCTTAATAAGCTCGCCGGCGGCGCTTCCTAATATTGTTCCAAGTATTGGCATCATTAACTCCTTTCTGTCCACCCGGGGATATATATCTCCTGATATGGATTTTTTGTTGTTATAATATCGTATTCCTTCAGCTGATAATAATTGAGCCATTTGATTAGCCAGGCAATGAGTTTAACCTCGTTGCGGCTTACAAAACGCTTAGTATTAATATAAGCTTCATAAACCCGTTTGGTTTGCAGTCCTATTTTTCCATCTACCATAATATCAGGATAGTCCTTGCGGTTCCTGTTAAGCTTGTTGAGGGCTTTCTGTAGGTAGGAAGCTGCTTTCCATTTTCCTTGGTTCACAGCTGTATCGAAGAGCTCAGAAGCCACCTGCAGATCAAATGAGTCGCATTGCATTGTCAGCCAGTAATTTTCATAATAGAATTGTTGTACAGATCCTTGCAGCCCTATATTCTTAGCCAGTTCCCGGTTCAATTCCTTGCCGGCATATTTAGTCTTATAAATATCAATTATCTTCCAGCCTTCCCAATCGGGCCAATACCGGCGTGAGATACCTTTGTAAGTTTCACCACCTTTATCAGAAGTATCATTACTGTATCCTCCTTCAAACTGTGAAGTTTTTTGATATGCCTGTTTAAAATTTCGCATGACCCTGTTTTATCTCAATATTTTTAATACGTTTTGAATGGTCATTTAACCTGTTGTCTGCCGTGTCAACACGCTTTGTAAGGTTGTTTATTTCGACAGCCTGTTTTATGTTTGATTCCGATTGTTTTTGAACCGCTGTTATGAGCTGATCTATTTTCTCGGAAATTGTAGTAATCCAATTTCGGGCTGACCACCATCCCAGTATAAGTAAGCTGCCAACGAGTCCGGTTAAAATCCATACTTGAATATCTACATATCTCATTTCTCTTATTTTTTAAAAAGAAGGGTCGGCCACGAAAGTTGTTAACGTTACTCCGACCCTTCACCACAGTTTATTAAAAAAAGTTTGTTGCGGCGGCGGGACTCGAACCCGCGGCCTACAGGTTATGAGCCTGTCGAGCTACCATCTGCTCCACGCCGCGGGTATTTTTATACTACGTCCGAAACAATAGCACCAAAACCGGTGTTCTTTTTCGGCAGACATAGATGATACAAGCGGAACCCTACCTCTGTACGACGATACTTGGGATCATTTTTTGCCAAAGCTTGATACATTGAAGCACTACTACGTGCCTGAACAGCTCTCTTGTTGTAGTAGAAGAAAGAAACATCCAAATCATCAGCAGCGTTAAGAGCAGCGCCAAAGGCTTTCTTTTCACCGGTGGCGTTAGAGAAAAGCGGGTTAGCCACAAACTGGCTAATGATGAAACCGAACATATTAAAGATAGTGCCGCTTTCGGTTTTGTACCATTGATCCTTAAAAACCTGAGAACTCAAAAGCAAATCTTCCACATGTGAGTTACATAGCACCAGTTCACGTCCAATCAAAGGCACTTTCAAATCATCAAGATAACGTTTAGCTTTCACAATGTCAGCAACAGTAAGCCTTTTTCTGGCATTTGTAGCGCCATTCGAGTTACCGGTGGTCATCACCACAGGAGTATTAGTCCCATCTGATTGAGGAGCTAAACTATGAGCTGCTTTCTCAGCTGTTTTTTCCTCCAAAACGAGCCGGTGCTGCTCAATTACACTGCCCGGTTTATCGTAAGGTAGCGCGTTCAGCTCATCATCTGTAATCAATGTATTCTCTGTATCGAATTTGTCCAAAGAAATTACAATATCTTCATCGGTTCGTTGCGAGCTTGAAATAGGATAAGTTGTATTATTTATCAGTACTGTCGGATCAGCTCCAATGTCAACCAGATGGATCGCATTATCTTTTACATATTGATTTTTGTTTCCAATTCGGTTTAAAAACATATTATCATGTCTGAACTTCTTAATTAATTCACCAGTCCATAATTCGGTTTGCAACGACATAAATGATAATCCTGATAAGTTCAATGGTATAACGGTGTGAACTACGCTAAGGGTAATACTTGCACCGATAGAGCCAAAGAATGCTAATCCCGGGGTAATAACAGCAGGTAGTTGAACACCCATCAACGGGGCAGCCTCAACAAAGGCGGATGTCATAAGAGCGATAAAAAGGACGCTCATTAATCGGATAAAAGGTTTCATTTTTTCTATTTTTATAATGTTTAATACTTGTTTAATTCACGTTTAAAGGATGTAAAAATTACTCATCATCCATATCAGGCTCCGAACCATATTCAGCTTTATAAAGCTTGATATAGTCATCTGGATGCTCTTTTCTGTACTTCATCACAGCTGCTATACCCTGTTCTTTCAATTTGACAAGGGTGAGGGTTTTGTCTCCGGATTCAGGTTTGCGCTGGCCTGTGGTTTCATCAATCACATCGTTTGGCTTCACAAAATCCTGCATATTTCCAATCACATTTTTCAATGTTTCAATGCCGGATGTTTTACCGAGGGTAATGTAGAAATCACGCTTCTCAGCCGTGAACTTTTTGTCAACAGCACCATCCACCAGGGTGATGATGTTCTGTTCACTGATTTGTTCCATTTCACCTTTCAGTGTTTCGTACTTTGTTTTGTAATCGTTCCCCTGGGAAACCAGGTTCACCTTTCCCCGGACAGCTTGCAATACGCTATCTTCAGAGGCATTCGGGTCAAGCCCCAATATAGAGGCGACCTTTTGTTGAAATTCATCCATTGTATTTTGATTTTTTTGGTTAACGAGCGGAATAATGTCGTTGATGTCCTGTTTAGGATCGTGGCTCAGACGTAGGGCATTCTTATTTGAACCTACATCAACAATTGATATCTCTTCAAGAGATGATTTTACAACGGTAGCCCGTTTCTGTCCCGGAAGAAGATATTTTTTATCATCTGAAATGGTTATCGGTTCCAAACCTGGGGAACACATATTAAGAAAGCCTCTGTCAACCTTTCCGGCAATTTTAACGGCAAAGTCATCCTCCTCATCAAATTCAATGTCGGCAAGGAGCTGCCCACCTTCTTTCCATAATTTTTGTGTTCTACCAATTGGCAATATCTCAACATCATGGTTCTGGTCGTCCCAAACACGAGGCCTTTTATGATACCATATCACGATAGGATTTCGTTTGTATTGCTTAATGTCAATACCGGACGTCATTACGCGGCTGCCATAACTATTGACTACCGTTTCATCTGATATCACGAATGTGTGCGATTTTGCCATTTCGGTTGATTATTTTGAGGCAAAAATGCAGGCAAAAATGGACGCATGCAAATCATAAATTATTCAACGTGAAAATATTACAGGTTAACAGTATAATTATACCAGACTACAAAAAAGAATTAGAAAAGGCGATATTAACAAATGATATTTGCAATTAAAATTGCAAATAATAGGACATGTCAGGAATAAATGAAAGTAAGAAAGAACTCGCCTATCTGCTATATATGCAGGGTATTACACAAATTGAGATATGCGAAAGAGTTAAAATAGGAAGTAATAGAACACTGACATCATGGATAAAAAAAGGTGGGTGGAAAGAAAAAAGAGCCGCTAAGAACATCACTCGTACAGAACTTATCAATAAAACACTGCTAAAAATCAATGAACTGCTTGATGCTGAATCGGAGAAATTCAATGCCGACAAACTTTCAAAGCTTGCCGCCCTTATTGAAAAACTCGATAAACAGGATTCACCGGTTGTGATTATGGATGTTTTTATTGAATTTGGAAAGTGGTTGCACGGTCAATCGACTACCGACCGAGAGGTTGGCCTTGATTTTATCAAAAAAATAAACAAGTACCAGGATTTGTACTTGCTTCAAAAAATTAACGGATAGTGAGCCTTCAAAGTCAGAAATATAACGAATGGAAAGAATGGTGCCGGATAGTACAAGGTGCTACTACCATCAATATTCGCGAACCGGAGCATGTGAAGGCAAAGAGGATAAAACATGCACTGTCCGATTATGCCTATTTTGTTAATTATTATTTCCCGCACTATGCCACAGACCCAACTGCTGACTTCCAAATACGTGAAGCCAACGCCGTGCTGCATGATCCTAACTTTTTTGGCGTGTGGGAGTGGCCCAGGGAGCATGCCAAGTCGGTACATGCTGACATTATCCTGCCCATGTGGTTAAAAGCATATAATGAATTATCAGGGATGGTAATGG